CTCCAACATGAGCAACTGTATTATCATTATCCAGAATTGGCGCAACGGCCAGTGTTCAATGCGCCTGAAGATTATGCTGGTATGTATGGCCCAGAAACCGGTGAATTTTTATTTAATAAGCTTATGTTTACCCCGGGATATAATGATCCGATACACAATGCCCTTCATGAAGTACAACATGGGATTCAACATATTGAAGGGTTCCCAAGAGGGACAAACATCCCTGAGTCCCAGCGTCTGACTATTCAAGCACTCAATAAGGCAGGCCTAAGTGATGACCCAGCAGTCCGTGAGATGTTTGAGCCATTGCGGCAACATACCTATGCCAGATTTGCTGGTGAGCAAGAAGCTGAAAATGTGGAGCGCAGAGCGGCATATGCACCGGCTGCCAGGTATTTGCGCCCACCATGGCGGACTGAAACGGTGCCACGTGCTGATCAAATAGTGAGGTACACAAAGATACCACCGCCTGAAAGCCGTTACATGATTAACGCTCTGACCAAATGAGAAAAGCCCAAACCGCCCAAAAGGTGCCGTTCCTAGCACCTGACATGCTATAATGCTCAGTCAATTTTAGGAGCTTAATATGTACGGGTTACCCGTCAATGAGAAAGATGCTCAAGAATTACTTGATAAGATGCTTGATTATGACCCAGCCACCGGCATTTTGAGGTGGAGGGTTGAGCGTTATAGGAAGCATCCTGGGGATATAGCTGGGTGCATTCATAAAGTAGCAAAGGATGATTATTGGCGGGTAACTGTTAGCATCAATTATAGACGGTATCTGGCGCACAGGATTATCTGGTTAATGATGACCGGTAAATGGCCAGTTAAAGAAATTGATCATATGGATCGTGATCCTACCAATAACAGGTGGGGCAATCTGCGTGAAGCTACAAGGACGCAAAATGGTAGGAACCTTTCATTGAAGCCCGCAAATACTACTGGGGTAACTGGCGTTAGTCCTGACGGAAGGCGTGGCGGTTACCGCGTCAGAATTATGGTTGACCGTAGAGATATTTACTTGGGCAATTTTAAGTCTCTTGAGGAAGCTGTTGCCGCAAGAAATGTGGCATCAAAGCATTACTTTGGGGACTTCTCAGGAAGCTGAAATGCGCAAATCGGCGACGGTGCAGAAAGTACCGTTCTTATCTCCAGATGTAATAACCAAGGTGATACCCGCACCTACGGATGGTTGGGATGCCATTTCCCCATTGGCTGAGATGGACCCCAAGCGCGCGGCCATCCTAGTCAACTTTGTGCCCCGCCCCGGCTTCGTGGAACTGCGTGGTGGCTACCTGCCGTTTAGCACTACCGGCAGCATGCCAGTTGAAAGCCTGATGGTGTGGCGCGGCCCAACCAATGAAAAGTTTTATGCAGCCATGGATGGGCACATCTATGACATCACCTCCGGCACTGCCAGCAGTGTGGTAGCTGGGTTGGGCAATGACCGCTGGCAGTACATCAATTTTACGTCCGGTGGTGGCGTGCACGTTATTCAGACCGTCAATGGTACTGACCCGCTTCAGCAATACGATGGCAGTTCCTGGACCACACCCTCTATCACTGGCCTACCGGGTGGTGTTACCACCAACAACTTCATCAACATCTATGCTCAAAAACAGCGTCTTTGGTACTTCCCTGCCAACAGTACCTTGGCCATTTTCATGCCTGTGGGGGCCATTACCGGGCCTATTAGCGGCTTTCAGGATTTTGGCACAATATGGACCAAGGGGGGCCACATAATAGGCATGGCTGACTGGACCATTGACGGCGGCTCAGGGCCTCAAGACTACGCCATGTTTATCAGCAGCCGTGGCCAAGTGGCCCTCTATGCTGGCACTGACCCCGCCAACGCTAATGCATGGTCACTGGTGGGCGTCTTTGACATAGCGCCGCCCATTGGCGTGCGCTGCCTTACCCGTGTTGGCTCAGATGTGGCCGTAATTACCCAGCAGGGTGTGATTCCTATCTCTCAGGCTTTGCCGTTTGACCCCAGCGCTGACCGCTCCGTTGCCATCACCGCCCGCATCCAAAATGCCATGTCTGCGGCGGCAAACCTTTATCAACAGAACTTTGGTTGGGAATTCATTACCTACCCCAACCAGCAATTGGCGCTGTTGAACATCCCGCAATCACCAAACATCCAGCAGGTTCAGTTTGTCATGAATACCTTAACTGGTGCGTGGTGCAGCTTTAGCGGCTGGAACGCCAATACTTTTGCGCTGTTTCAGGACAATCTTTACTTTGGTGACAACAACGGCAACATCAATCAGGCTTATATCTCGCTAGGGGATAATATGAACCCCATAGCGGCTGACATGCAATGCGCCTTCAACTGGCTTGATGAGCCGGGGAAGGTCAAGCGCATGACGATGATCCAACCGCTGCTGACCATAGGACAAACTACCACCCCTACATTGGCCATTGATACTGACTTTGAAGTGTCAACCGCAGTTGCCACTGTCAGTGAGATTATTGGCGGCTCATTATGGAATATTGACCTTTGGGATAGTGCGCTATGGGCCGGAGGCAACAGGAACTACATTTCATGGCTGTCAGTGGATGCTTTGGGTCATGCCATGGCGGTGCGGTTGCGTGTCACCATCAATGGCAATGTTCCCAGCGTCAATGACATCCTTCCAATATTTCAGGTCAATGCCTTCAACAGCATTAGTGAGCTTGGCGGAGCTATATGACCGCTGGATTGCTCTTTAACAGTGATGAACTGGTGGCTAACTGGCTGTTTGCCTGTTACCTCCAAAGAAGGTATAGTTATGACCGCGCTGTGGGCTTAGTGCGCAATGGTGAGTTGGTTGGTGCGGTATTATTTCAAGGTTGGAACGGTGCGAATGTAGAGGTATCCTATTACGGCAAGAACACAATGACCCCAGGAATCATAAGGTGTCTGGCGGTTTACATTTTGCAGGAATTTGACCCGGCCCGCCTCACTGCGATGGTTCCTAAGAGGGCCAAAGGTTGGACCAGATCACTTCTCAAGTTGGGTTTCAGGGTAGAGGGCATAGCCCGCTGCTATTACGGCAAGCGCGATTGCAACCGCAACACCGCCGTCAGGCTGGTAGGTTTCAGGGAAGCAATTGAGCGGGTAGCGCGGGTGGAACCAACACTTGAAAAGGCACAATAATGGCTGACCTTAACATCCCAGCACCGTCACCCAGCCCATCTGCCATCAATGCGAATTCAACGCAATTGCTGTCAAACCCCAACATTTATCAAGTACCGCAGATGCAGCAGCGGCAGCGTATGGGCTATGGTTACGGTGGTTTGCAGGTCCCAGGTCAGGCACAATCTAGTTGGCCTCAGGCTGGGCTTGGTACTGGTATGTCTCAACTTTCACAAAACCCAATGCAAGCAAATAACATGATGCAAATGATTGCTGCATTACAAGGGCAACGTCATGGGTAGTTCACCCCCGCCCCCTCCCTCACCTTATGCTGGTTTAGCCCCGGCTCAGCAAGCCGGTACGGCGCAGCAGGGCTTCAATATAGGGTCTCAGGCTGGCTCTGAAGTGGGTCAGCAAAACATCTGGGGCGGGTTGAATTATGCGCAGACCGGTACGGGGCCGGGCGGGGTACCGCTTTATACGGCAACTACTTCTTTATCACCGTCACAACAGCAGGCGGCACAGAATTACGTCTTAAGCCAGCTTCAAGCTGGTGCAACAGCACCGAACCTTCTTGCCACGGGCAATTACGGCAGCGGTCAATCACCATATAGCGCCATCACCCAGATGGCTGGTAATCAAACCAGCGGAATGCTGGGGAACGAAGTCAACTATCTCCAGCCGTTCTTTAACCTGCAAAAGACTCAAGAACAGGCACAGTTGGAAAATCAGGGATTTACGCCGGGAAGCACGGCTTACAACAATGCCATGATGCCGTTGATGACCGGTCAGGATCTGTCTGTGAGCAACTTCCTGGCGCAAGCCTTCCCGCAAGCCTATCAAATGTCAGCAGGTACCTATCAATTGCCGCTTAGTATGTCCCAGCAGTTAGCGCAGTGGGGTGCGCCGCAGATGCCTGGCGGTCAGTTTGTGCAGACCCCGCAACTAAGCACCGTACCGTTCATGCAGGCTTACGGCACAGCACAGGAAGCGGCTCAGGCTCAGTACGAGGCGCAACAGCAACAATACAATAACATGATGAGTGGCATGTTTGGCCTTGGCGAAGCTGGTGTGGGTGCCTTAGGTCAATTGGGCGGGGCCAGCATTTTGGCGGCTGCAATATGATTGACACTGGCATGAACATACAGGAAGCCCCTGAGACGTTACTGTATCAGCAGCAACGGTTGATTGACGGCAGGCGGCCTGTGCAAATGTTCCCGGCAAACTCACGTGAGTTACCATTGCCAGAAGGCATGCAGCGCTGTGAAAATAACCGTGGTGTGTTCCACTATAATCCCAATCTTATCACTGAAGGTAGAATTTTAGCTTTGAGTGCAATGGGCCGTGAAAATGAGTTCCTTGGGTTGGGACCGTACAGCAAAGCTGATGTGATGTGCCTAGCTGGCGATCATTATTTGGCAATTACTGAGTTCACCCCTGATTGGGTTGAAGTCCGTGCAGCACTGGCCTGCTCAAAAACGGCCCCTGAACAGTTGGACTATTTTTACGCTACCAAGGAGCCCGCTAATATTGTGATTTGCAGGGCACCTGACCGGCTAGAAAGGAACTAACATGGCTATTGGCACTTTGCAGGACCCCCAGTTGGTGCAGAACCAAGGGCTTGGCGTGTCACCAACGCCAGCAGGTACCTCTCAGGTTACCAGTCCATATGGGGGTGCTGGTAACATGATTAAAGCGTTGGTAAACCCACTTGTCCAAGCACAAAATCAGGTAAATCAGTACCGCTTGCAGCAGCTTTCACAGGCTGGCGGTCCACGGCCAGGGTATGGTCAACAACCCGGCCAGCCAATGAACATAGTTCCTAACAACAGTCAGTATGGGGATATGGGTGCTGCGTTGTTTACCCAGCCGCCCGGTGGGCCTGTTGGGTTTGGTACTGGCTCAAGCGCCGGAGGCATATGGTGAGATAAATGCCTAATCCAACTCAGGGTGGCATACAGCCGATCAAGACTTTGCAGGACTTGCCTGACCAGGGCGGCGCTATGCCTGCCAATTATGCAACGTCTGGCCAGATTCAGGCGATGCATGACTATGTGAAAGCCCTTCAAGGTCATCGGTTTCAGACGGTTGCTAACCCCTGGCAAGGCTGGTCAAATATAGCTAATGCGCTGGCTGGCGGTGTGGTAGACGCTGCGGCTAATCAACGACAAATTTTATCTGAGCGCTATCGGCGTTCATTGGACCCATATCCGCCAGGCATTGCTCCCCCACAAGGACAACAACAGCCTGGGCAGCAACAACGTCCATCTGAAGGTACCCCGGTTGCCATGGGTTTCCAGCCTGAGGGTGACGGCAGCGGCGGCACTCCTGTACGTGGCTCATGGTTTGGCAATTTTCAAGGCCAAAATACTTGGCGTGATAAAACTGATCAAGGAAAGCAAGCGGGTGGACAAACTGTTCAAGAAGCGCCGGGGATTGCACTGCCTCACCGTGCCACTTTAGGCCAGATGTTTGATGTGACTACCCCTGATGGCCGCACTTTTACTATGCGGCAAACGGACCTTGGCCCTGCTGCTTGGACGGGCCGTGGGGTTGACGTTAACTCTTCAGCCGCTGAGCAGATGGGTTACACACCCGAGAATTTCCCTACTGATGGTCGTTTTAAGGTCAGGCCACACGTTGGCCCCCAAAGTCAAACGGATCAGCCATTTGACCCCATTAGGATGGCCTTTAGCGGTGAGCCAATGAACACCGCAAGTGATGCCATGAATCCAATGATCTCAGCCCTAGCTGGTGGCCAGCCACAAGCTGCGGCACCTGCACAGGCCGGGGGACCCGCAGCCGCTGGCCAGCCGCCAATGCAGGTAGCTGCTGGTCCGAGGGGAGCCCCTGCAATGGGTGGCCCACAAATACCTGCTGGAGCCGCTCAAAACATGGTTCCTATGCGCCCACAAGTGGGCCGTCAACAATACATCAATGCACTGCCTGATTGGGCAACGCCTGAACAGCAGCAGTATCTTGATAATGCGTACCGTATGCAGAATATGCCTGTGCCGGTGCCAGGCAAGGGCGGTAACTTCTTCTATGACCCGCGTGATCCCAGCAGGCCGCCAATGTGGGTGCCGGAGCCGCAAAAGGCTGAATTTGGTTTGGGTGGTGGCCAAACCCGACCGGCACCATACCATTTTGATCAATATGGCAGGCTTGTGCCTGAGGAGGTAGTTGGTGGTTCCCCACCTTCTGAAGCGCCGCAACAGCCAAAAGGGGCACCGCCGCCAATCAGTCTAGGGGCTGATCCTAACCGTCCAGGGATTCCGCCCAGAATAGGCGCTCCAGCAGTTACCGGCGGCAAGGGAACCACTACGGCACCCCCAGCTACTGTGGCACCCCCAGCTACTGTGGCACCCAACGCCCCCACGCTCAGCCCTGACCAGCGCTTAAAGAGGGCAATTGAGAAAAAGACACCTAAAGCATCAGAATATACTGAGCCGGGGCAAGGGGGTGTGCAGCAGCAATTGCAGGCAGCGGGGGCGCCGTCTGAGATTACAACAGGTCAGAAATCCCAGAATATGCTCACTACCAAGCCACCTGGTATGAGTGATGCTGGACCGGCTGGCTTGCCTGCTGGTGCCGGACCGGGTAGCAAATTGGCCTATCAACCTGGGCAGGCCCCTGAAGTCCCTGTTGGGGGCGGTGGATGGGGACCTAGCCCATGGAATATGACCCCAGAGCAACAGATGGGCTTGGGCGTGCAACGTGAGATAAATGTTGAGGCAGGCAAGACTGCTGCTGCTGAAGACCTTAAGAATTACAATGATGAAATGAAGAGTTTGCAAACCGCATCCACTACGATGCAAAACCTGCAAAGCAAGGTGCATTTAGCTAATGATTTGCTTCATGACCCACGCCTAATCCAAGGGCCTGGTGAACCCATTAAGTATGGGTGGAACAGTATTCTTGGATTCTTTGGTAATCCGGATTCTGTACAACGGCTTAGTATCAGCCAAGCACTTGATAAGCTGAAATCAGGGAACATCCTGGCTGACATGTCTGCACAGTTAAAAGGTTTGGGGCAGGTCCGTTTAGCTGAAATCATGTTAATTGCGCAAAGCAATATCAGTCGGTCAAATACCCCAGAGGCCAACATGGCAGTCCTTGACTTGGCTGACCGTGCTATGTGGCAAATACAAAAAATAGCTCAGGTCCAACGTGATTATGACCGGGGGGTCCGCTGGGACGCTCAGGGCAACCCATTGCCGGGGTTGAGTAAGGAGCCAAAGAGCTATGCAGGGTTGAAGGAGGCTGAAACTGCCTTCATCAGGAATAACCCACTTACCACTGAGGATGAGGATAGAGATTGGGCCGGGCGCTTTGGCGCTACTGATGAACAAATGAAGCGTGTCATGTCGCTACCGCAATATGATGCTGGTGGCGGCAAAGGAAAATAGCCATGGTTGATACCCCCAGTGGGCCACCAGACATTCCCACTGATGAGGAACTAGAGAAGATGTCCCTTGAGCAGTTACAGGCGCTGCAAAAACAGCGTGCTGGGCCGTTCACTGGTACTGCCCCTGTCCAACCCGGTTATTTCACCAACACGCCAACTCAGGCAGTAGCTGGTGCCAAAGAGGGTGCCGCCAATCTGCTGGGCACGCCATCATTCCTTGCCAAAATGGGTTCAGCAGGGGCCTTAGGCATGAGCGGCGCTTTGGGTTGGGGTGAAGAGGTGCCAGGTGCTGAGCAGATCCAAAAGTTTGCGCAGCCATATTCAACAGAAGCGGTCTTGCAAGGTAAGTCACAATGGCCAGGGGTTGGGGGGCTTGCTCTAACCCCAGGGCAGCAACAGCCGCCGCAAAACTTTGCTGAGCATCTTGCTAGGAGCGGGGCAGCCAATCTTGTTGGTACTGCGCCATTGGCTCTTGCTGGCCCTGAAGCGGCAATGGCCGCTGCATTGAGATCCGTAGGGGGTACTGTAACAGGTGAGACCGCAGCTAAGGCCATGGAACTGGCGCAAACCCCTGAAGCTGCTCCATGGGCTAGGGCTATTGGCACGTTTGCTGGCTACGGTCTCCCAGGTGGCCTGCCAACTGGTGGTTGGTCTAGTGCGGGGCGGCAAGCTCAAAATGCGCGGACTGCTGCTGCTAATACTTTAAGGGGAGCTGGCTTCCCGGTCAGTATTGCAGAGGAGAGAGGGTCACGGTTGATGGCTATGGGTGAACAGTACCCCTCAGACCGATCAGCCGTGAAAGAACTGATTGACAGTAAGCTAAATACCCGCATCCCGTCGCAAGCAACTGGTAATCCACTTAATCATGATCTGAGCCAAGCAATGCTTAATGCTCAAAGTGCCGGTGCCAGTGGCGGCCAAGCCAGGGCAATGGCCAATCAAATAGGGGAACTTGGCAAAGTAACTAACAAGAAGGGCCGAATCGACGCTGACGATTATTTCAGGTTCAGCCAGCGTTGGGGGCAGAGTCAAAACCCCCGTATGAACGCATTAGCACAAGTTCTTGACAAACACATGGCTGATCAAAATGCGGTATGGGGTACCCATCGCCCCAACCTTAGTAATATAAGGGAGTTAGGCCAATTAGAGAAAGCTCAGGAGCGTGTTCCGTTTCCCGAACCCTTTAACCCAGGTCATGCTATAGGGGCAGCAGCAGGTGCGGCGGCCCCTATCCATTATTATATGGGGGGCACGGTAGGACCAGCACTTGAAGCCAGTGCGCTTGGCCTGATGTTGAAAGCACCAGAATTAGCTCAGGCTCCTGCACAGGCACTTAGTCCGCTCTTCAGGTCAGCGCCGGGGCAAGCGTGGATGCGCGGTTGGCCTACGAACCAAGCGGCTACCTATGCGGCGCTGTTGGCTGGCCCAGGTCAGCGTCTTGGTAAGGATATTGCGCAGCCGCAACAATAGATCATATAGTTTACAGAGTAACCAGGTTGCCACATATGAAACCAATATTGCCCATGCTAGGATGCGACCGGGCGTTTCATCTGGGGTTAGTTTGGTAGCGTAAATGTAACAAAGGTAGATAATAATGCCTAGCTGGAATAAATACCACATGAGGGAGACCTCCAATTCCTAGGAATGGTAGCGGGACATATAGCTTGCCACAGGCAGCCTTCGTGCCTGGCACCACTATTTCATCGGCAGCGATGAATAGTGACCTTAGTGACATTGCCAATGCTCTGACCAATTCAGTGGCGGCAGATGGGCAGACACCACTCACTGGCGGCATCAAGTTTGGCAACGGGTCAATAGGTTCACCCTCCATCAGCTTTACGGCTGACCCTACGACCGGCGTTTACTTCCCGGGCAGCAAGCAGTGGGGTGTCAGTGTCAGCGGTACCGCAGCATTTACCGTCAACACAAACAATGCCGGTACCGGCCAGAATGGCTCTATTGTCAGCCAGCTTAACGGTGCAGTATTGGCACCGGTTGGGATAGTGCAGGATTTTGCTGGTAGTGCAGCACCAGCGGGTTGGTTCCTGTGCTATGGGCAGGCCATTTCACGCACCGGCTACCCTGAATTGTTTCAGGTCATAGGAACTACTTTTGGTACGGGTGACGGTAGCACTACGTTCAACCTGCCTGATGCTCGTGGCCGTGTTACCGCTGGTGTTGATAATATGGGTGGTACCCCTGCCAATCATCTATCCAGCGCAGCTTTAGGTAATACTGGTGGCGTTGACAATGCCGCAGTTCCTATCCTTCAAGCCAATTTGCCTAATGTGAATTTGTCTACCTCAAGCATTGTAGTTAATGATCCAACACATTTTCATAGCATTACTGGGTCCAACCAGTTAGGCGGCACTGGAGGCCCCACCGGCACAACCGTGAACGCTGCGGGCGCTGCAACGGGTAACACCAATGCCGCAGGCACTGGTATTTCACTTAGCGGTAGTGTGCCATTAGGCGGCAGTGGTACTCCAATCAGTACCTTGCAGCCTACTATCATCTTCAATAAGATCATCTTTGCTGGGAGGGTGTAATGAAAAAATGGTTGTTAGCGTTTATACTGACATGTGTATCATTACCGGCGCAGGCCGCAACTGATGTTTGGCTATGACTGAACTTGAGAGATTAATGGTAAAGGCTGTGCCAGATCCAAATTCCGGATGCTGGCTATGGATCGGTTCCCTTGATGGGCAGGGTTACGGCAATTTCTGGTTCCGTGGCAGACCTGATAAGAGTCACCGTGCCAGTTATGTTTTGCATAAGGGGCCAATTCCAGTGGGTCGTGATATTGACCATTTATGTCGAGTACCAGCCTGCATTAACCCTGACCATTTGGAATGCGTAACTCACGCAGTTAATTGTGAGCGTGGCTTAGTCAATCAATATCGCGACGCTACTCATTGCATCCGTGGTCATCCATTTGATCACATCAACAACCGAGGTGGGCGTTGCTGTCACATCTGTGCCCGAATGAGAAACCGTCAATATGAGGAGCGCCGGAGGGAAACGATATGTCGATCAGGATAATTGCAACTCTGCTGCTGATTTTATCATCTATTCCTGCTTATGCAGCAACTGATGTATTTCTATTTTATGGATGGGGACCTAACGGGTGGAGTTCGGGGATTGACCAGATCGCCCGTAGGGTTCGCACACTTAGGGGAGTCAACAGCGTTCACGTGTATGATTACAGGGAGACGCAACGTGCATATCAAGAAGCAGCAGCAAGCCCAAGAGAGCACTCATTGGCCTTCGTTGGTTACAGTTGTGGGGGCAATGCCGCGCTGGCTGTTGGAGGGGCGCTACTTCAAAACAGCCGTACCGCGCACGTCATTGCCTTACAGCCCTCTGTCTGGTGCGGTCGTTATGCTACCACTCCTAACATGCGCTACTTTCAAGACTCATGGTCCTCAGGAACCTTCGGCCTAGGCAGCTACATGCCAGAAGGCCCGCCAGCTGGTTACACAGTTTTTGTGGAACGACCCAACCCACACGGCGCAGCTGATACTGATCCTTTGTACCAGCGTGATGCGGTTTTTGCGGTTGGCGCAGTGGCTGATCCATCACGCAAACGGCTGCTAAAACAGCATTTGATCAGGACCGCGCCATATGTGGACCGTCAGGATGCAACGGTAATCTGGAGGCATGAATGACTATAGATCCGAGATGGTCCTTCTTTCTCAGCCTAGGCATTGCTGTATTAAACTTCTTTGCCGGTTCAGCGGCCCAATTCACTGATTTGGGCATGGATCAGCAAACCGTGAAGTTTATCCTTGCGGCAATTGCCTTGGTGACCGGGGTTCTGGCACTTATCAACACCGCTTTGGCTGCCATACCCAGCAAAAATACGCCAGAAGCTGCTAAAAGCTTTTACCTCGGCCCTAAACAATGACATAAAGCTTTTGTAAGCGTATGCTAGCAACGTGAAGTTACTTCACCGCTAACTAAAGGAGACTATAATGGCCGCAGTTCCAGTTATTATCAATGGCGTATTGTACCCTAAGGCAAAAGGAGCAAGCGGGTTGCCTCAAGCTGTGCCCGCCGTGTTCATCGGTGCGCTAAGTATCGAGGGGTTGTCGGTAGACGGAGGCCCTATAATCCCTCCGGACGGCCCACCGATTGACCCTCCAATTGTCGACCCACCGCCGACTGATCCCGGCCCAGGCGTGGCTGTCGTTATCAAACCAGCCCCGGTGACCGGCGGTTGGGGCATCGCTACCGACACAGCTGGCACGCAATTCAAGTGGTTCTTCACCCCCGGCGCGTCTGGTGCTGGCCCAAAAAAGTAAAGCGTACCCGGCGTAAATAACTCAGGGCGCATGCAGGGATACCCCGTAAGTCATGCGCTATTTTCAGGTGCAACATGAAATTCGTCCTTAGCAGTGGTCATGGCAAGTACGTGAGGGGAGCTTCTGGCCTCATTGATGAAGTTGATGAGGCCCGTAAAGTAGTCCCTGAAGTGGCGGCCCATCTTAGGGACATGGGTCATGAGGTAGTTGAATTTCATGATGATACATCCACTACTCAGGACCAAAACCTCAAGACCATCGTCAACTTCCATAATAGTCAAGATCGTGACCTTGATGTGTCTGTCCATTTTAATGCTTATATTCCTACTGATGGTGGCTATGGCACTGAAGTTCTTTACGCGACCCAGGAGAATATTGCTACCCGGGTGGCTGAGGCCATTGCATCCTATGGTTTGATCAACCGGGGTGCCAAACACCGCAGTGACTTATACTTCCTCAATAAGACTGAAGAGCCATCTATCCTCATTGAAGTGTGCTTTGTGGATGCTGCGGCTGACGTTGAGGCCTATCAACAAAACTTCAAGGAAATTTGTGCAGCTATTGCTCACGTAGCGCCTGATCACGGCAAGGTGAAGAAGGACCGGCCACTTTATGCCAAGGGCAAGGTAAGCTGGTTTGGCGGCCCTGATGATATGGGTGTCACACCCTCAGAGGGCCTAGCTTTCATCTATGAGTATAATCAGGCCCCGCATCTGTTCCTTGATAAACAGCCACCTAATACTACTGGTTTGGCGCGGCGGCTGGACCCTGAAGTGCCCTATATTGCCATGCGCTGGGATTATGAGGTTCATTCCAAGGAATACCTACGCTCAGGCAAATATCTGGCACTGGTACGCGCCCCTAAAACCGGCAAGCAAGTGGCCGGGGTATACCCGTCAGATTGGGGGCCGCATGCCGACACGGCGCGGGTGGCTGATATTTCAGAGGGGTTGATGAAGGAGCTTGGAATTACCACTGATGATATGGTTGAAGTAGTGTTCCCCCATAAAACTACCAAGGCCAAACATAAATGACCCCAGGACCCGTTGAGGAAGGTGCCAAGGTTGCCAGCAGCGTTGTTGAAGGGTTAAAGGGCCAACCGCTATCACTGGCGTTGATAGCGATGAATGTGATCTTCGTGTTGTTTGTGGCATGGCTTGCTCATGAGTTCAACCAAAGAACAACGAGTCAATACGAAGTCAAGGATCAGCTGATCGCTAAGCTGCTGGACCAATGCAAAACCGGTCAGCAGTAGCAGCAATAACTTGTCTGATCGTGCTGCATAGGCCGGACGGTGCAGAGGTGGCCATTGATACCAGGCATATCGATGTCATAGAGCCGATACAGACCCGGCATAATTACGTGCACGGTGCTAGAACATTAGTGCATGTGAGCGGCGACAAGGTATCGGTGAATGAACTGCCGCATGAAGTCGAGTACTTGATCAAGATTTGCGAGGATGGAGCACGATGAAGATTGTAATCAGCTCCGGTCACGGCAAATTCGTGCGCGGCGCCGCAGGACCGGCACCATGGGGGCTCGATGAAGTCGACGAGGCTCGCCGCGTCGTCCATGAGATTGCCGATTTGCTGACGCTCGATGGTTACGATGTCGAGCAACTGCACGACGACGTGTCAAAAAATCAAAGTGATAACCTTCACTGGATTGTATCGCACCACAATAAGTTTGCCGCCGCGGATCGGCTCGATGTTTCTATTCACTTCAACGCTTATGTTGCCGACCCTGACATCGGCCGCGGCAGCGAATGTTTATACATTACCCAGAAGGAGCTCGCAGCCAGAGTTGCCACGGCGATCTCGAGCGTAAGCGGACTGATCAATCGCGGCGCTAAATATCGCAGCGATTTGTATTTTCTCAACGGCACTACCGGATCGCTCGGCGCCATACTAGTCGAGGTTTGTTTTGTCGATGCCGGCGTCGATTGTGAAATTTACGA